CTTATGTCTCTTAAATTTAATCCAACATCTTGACCCGTGAACGCTGGGTCATCCTCATCTTTTGTAAATGCACCAGCCAATAATCCTGAACCAATAGCTAATGCTTGTGGTGTCATTAATAAACCTGCAATAGATTTATCTGTTCCTAATCTTTTCTTTGTTAAAAAATCTGTTGTTTTTTCTAAAAATCCTCTATCATCTTTTTTAGGTAATGGTATTTGTCCTGGTAACTCAGGAGATCCTTCAAATCCTGTTCCCTTTGAACCGCCAATACCTCTAAATATATTTCCTAAAAACCCACTAACATTTTTACCACCACCTATTTTCTTTCCACCACCTATAGGTATACCAAACTGATCTACAGCAAGAGCTGCTGCAGCTAATCCTGCCGGGCTTTTTACAACTTTCTTAATAGGGTCCATAATTTTCTTTTGGAAGAACGAACCTATTCCATAGTTTCGTCTACCATCTTGGCCCATTATTCCGCCATATGCTCTTAACTGTCTGTTCATTTGAAATCTAGATATTGCCATAGTTTACCACATTACTTGGTTTTAGGGAACAAATCAAGCGCAGGCATGATTACTTTAACATCTCTCCTAATCTCCGCTTCTGGCACTCCTTTTGCCTTCCATTCGTCCTCTGATTTATATATCTCACCTGTTTTTAGGTTAGATATGGTCGTTATTATCTTTTCTGGCTTTATTGTTTGCATTATGTTGTTACCTCTCTTGGTTCTATTTCTAGTATTGAAACTACCACATGAAGCCTATTGGCATAGGCAGCTTGTACTTTTAACACTTCGCTAGCCTCCATGACTAGGGGCTGAGTTAAAAGCTCCACCGTGGTATTAGCGGATACTGATTTACTTTTGAATAAACTAAATATATTGGACGATGCATCCACTAAAGTCACATCAATTGTTGTGCCTGATCCAGAGTCATCTGATACTAATATAGATTTAACCACAGCTGTTTTAAAAGAAGGCACTGTATATACAGTTGTTAGATCTGTGGTTGTTAAATCATTCTTTTTATTTATAAAACTATTCGCCATTAATTTATAAAGAAGCTCTCCGCTTCCATTTCATCTTTTAGTTCTTGTTGATACGTTGTATTTAGTTTTTGTATAACACCGTCAAGATCCCTAACTTGTGCATCAGCTACAGATTGTTTGTAGGTTTCACTTGGTCTTGTTAATACTTGCACTATCTTTGCCATTATCTATATAAACTTGCTAGTCCTCCATATCTAAATGATCCTGAGTATCCTGTTGGATCACTAGAATAATCATCCATACTACTTGCACCATCAAAACTACCACCACTGTCACCACCGCTATCACCATTATCATCTTCTGCTGCTTGTATACCTGCTGCTATCGCTGCATCACGAGCAGATATACCTACATCTTCTGGATCAGTATCATCAAGTGCTGCTTGTATGCCTTTTTGTAATTCTTTCTGATCAATACCAGATGAGTCTGATCCACTGTCAAAATCAAAAGGATTAAAACCTAAACCTTGTTGTTGTTTCGATAATATACCTCTGCCTGCAGCAAAAGCTAGTGGTCCTGCAATAGGTCCAAGTAAACTATATGCTAATGCTCTACCAATAATTGATCCTAATCCACCAGGTCTTTGTTGAGATACAAAACCAAAACCTTTATCTTCATCTTCTTCTCTGTCTGTATCAGTTCCGTAAAATCTATCTATACGTCGAACACCTTGATCAACTAATCTATTTAACGCTATAGTTTTTAATAATTCTGGTATTGCCATTATCTTCTACCATCCGGTTGTATGTCTAATCTAAATGTACCAAGTTTCCAATCTTGAGACGTGCTTGTATTTTCTATTTTTAACGCAATAGCTCTGGCTCTAGCTCTTGTATCTACTTTAGTCGTAGACGAACTAACATCAAAAGGTCCAAGTGATGAGCTTGCAGCTGTATCGTTAGAATAATTTTTTAAATTTAAAGTCACTCTAGTGTTTCCTGTTTGTGATATAAAGTCAGGCACAAATCTTCTTATCTTCATAATAAACTCACCATCACCTCGAATATCTGCAGATCCTGTTGTAGCTCCTCTTGCTACTCTTTGTGTAATATCAAAGTCACCAGATAATATGTTTGCAGTTATAGCCGTAACTGCACCACCTTTAACTTGGTCGGTTCCTGTTTCATGTTGATAGTATGTTGTAATACCATCTGTATTACCCTGCACGTATGTAGAAGAACTAGATCCCTCAACACCATCTGCATCATACTCCATGGCGTGTGGTTTACCAAATACAGCAGAATCAGCCCACGCTGTTCTGGCTAGTGTGCCCACTGTCCATATGGGTCTCTGTGGTGATGAGTCTTGATAATTATAACAAACCATTTTATTTACAACTGCAGAGTTTGATGTTGGATAGAACCACATAATTTCACCAAACAAGTTGTTAAGTCCTGCAAAAATCATCTGATTACCAGAATCTAAATTAATGTCATCGTACACAAAATCTTCTACTAAACATGGTAATGTTTCAAGAGCACCAGCGTATCTAAAGAAACCATTTTCTGACATCCAGTATGCTGCGCCATCTACCTCTACAGCTGCATTTTTACCAACTAGTCCACAGTTTGTGCCTGTCTGCACGAAAGCAAATGTAAAGGGTTGACCCACGAATCTTTGTAAGAATAAAGCTGTGTCTGTGTAAACATAGATTGCATCTCTACCTCTAATGGCTCCGACGATCCGTGATCCGTCAGCCAGTCTTTGTGTACCAGCGGTGTTGGTCGCTGTAGGTGTGTACGTGTTAATATCTTCTTGGTCCGAGAACCTAATGAACATATCGTCTTGTGTAGATTTATCACCAATCGTTGTTTCTGTACCAAAGAACACTAAGTGCCTATCTGGTGTAGATACAAGCATGTGTCTTGATGCTGTTGGTGCGTTAGTTATGATTGTAGCCCTAGAGTTTGTTGCGTCTGTAGC